AAATATTTGATGGTCATTTTTTCTGCAGCCGATCCAGCAGTCTTACCTTGTTTAGAAGTCCAAACATCAACGCCTTGAATGCCTGGTATGATCCAATTCTTTGGCAGGGTTGTAGCAGATATCTTTAAAAAATATTTCAATCCAAGGTCTCCGCCTGGAACCAAATAGGATCCAATGGACCTATTGTAGACCAAATATGGACAGCCATATAGACTGCGGCTGCTGGCACTTTGACTGTCACTGGGACCTTGTGTGCCTTGATAGCAGTCTAATAATTTTATTGTCTCACTGCTTGTGGGTTTGTCTCTTCTCCAAAATTGAACCAATGAATCTGTGCTTGATTCTGGATTGAATGTAAATCTTTCATAGATGTTGTCCAAGGGAGCATTCAAAAAGTTAATCCAACCAAATGATCCACTGGTGTCTATTTCGTAGACATAATAGATCTTGTTGTAGACAATGCCACCATTGCCTATCAACAGACCTTCGCCACCCAAGGATTGATTGTCAAGATCTCTTTCACGATAAAACAATGCAGGTCTATAGTCGTAGTAGTAGTTTGAGTATCTACCACTGCTGATTGAATTCACGGCAGTGTAATTGCCAAAGGACACAGAATTCTGAGTAAATGACTGGCTGGTGGCCAAACGATAATTGGCATCAGCCACTGTGGTGTTTACATTGGCAAATTTTTCAATAGGCACAGGATAGAAATTTTCACTGTTGGGTAATGTATCAGCCAAAGCAGTTAGACTTCCAACAGTGACTTTTCTTCGTTGCGGAACTGTTGGCAGTGGTGGAGGTGGTCCAATCACTGGCAATGGTGCCTGTGTGGCAGTCACAGTGGGCGGCACAGTTGGTGTGGGTTGAATTACAATGCCTGCAGTGGTTGGAACAATCTCAATTCTTTTCTGTGCAGATGATCCTGCGGTAAACTGAGGATAGAATGAATCTTGGTGTGTAACTGCGGTAATGGCAAATGTAAAGTCTGGATTCATGGTCATAGAAATAATTCTAAGATATGTTGTTGATATCTCAGTGTTTTCAGGATCCCAAATAACCACATCACCCACTGTCAATCTCAATGCTTCTTTGGTCATTGTAAAGTTGTAGGTCTTTTGATTGCGACTTTTTAGCAGTATGGTCTGTGCATTATTTCGTGCTTGGTATGGATCAGTGGTTGCAGAATAATCCACCGTGACATCTAATATTTTACCATCACTGGTGATTGCAGCCGCATCTTCTATGGTTTCTACACTTTGATTGAAACTGTCAAGACTGTTAGGAAATGAAACACTGACACGATTGAATTTCACTGAAAGGTCAGGAATGGTTATCGAATAACCATTCATGATATGACTGTTGGTTATGGTCATTACCACAGTGGATGTTTTGTATTCTGGAGTAAATCTATAAAGACCGTTGGCCAAAGTTACAACAACACCAAACTGACGGCATAGGTCTTTGACATTGTCTAACACAGTTTTGCCTGTTTCAAGAATGTAATTGCACTTCGCACGGGGTGTTGCGGCACCATTTGTAAATGGAATCACAGTGGTGGCGAAACTGCTTCTAAGAGCAGAGATGCTGGTGAAATCAATCTTGGAGGCTGTCATGCCACGGCCATAATTGGTATTGGTCAAATAGTCTAACAACACATCTGCTGGATTGGCATCTTGAAACACATTGGCTTCAGTGCCGTAGCCTGCGGTCGAAGCATTACGCAATTTGCGACCACTGACTTCAACTGTGATCTTTGGAAAGTTTTTGTAAGGTGAATTTTGATCAACATAATTCATCTTCAGTACGATGTAGGCAATGCCTGCCATTGATGCAGAAAACTGTCTAATGTCCTGTGCATTGCCTGTGATCTCAGTTAAGAGATCACTGATTGGTCCTGAATTAGTTCCGGTGATGGTATTGTAGGTTCTGTTGCCAAAGAATATTTCATAGTTAAGAATACCACCATAGGTTCCTTGTGTGACCTGTGCACCACCACCATCACCATTGTCTGAGATAAGAACTTGTTCGTCGTTGAGAAACAATTTATGAATCTTGGTAATGGGTCCTTCACCAATGGCCACTGCGGTGTAGAGTATTTTTGAATTACCTGCTTTGGTTGATGTGTAAACACGAGGTCCTGTGATTTTACGATAACCGTAGATAACAGGAATGTTTACCAATTCTCCGCCTACATTTTCAGAAGCACCTTGGAAGTCAAGTTCCTTGCCTGAAGCCACTGCGTCTGGGGGTATCTGTGCCAGTAGCCAATCATTGAGTTGTTGTGGATAGATTGCCATATTATTTTAAGTAGAAACTTCCCCAGTAGACAGTCTTGTTTTGTAGTGAACCAAATATATCTGCAGTAGAACGACCACGGATTTTATCGTAGTCGGCAAAGTCTCCTGACAGTCTCAAGGTCCATGTATAGGTGTCTGTGCCATAGTCAATTTCAAGACCACTGATGGTTCCATCAAAGACCTGTATCAATCCATTGGTGGTATCAGGCACCGCCGTTGAAGTGTTACGAAATAATTTATACATGACCACACGACGATTAATAATTTCTGTGCTATCGATATAACTGAGAAATGCATCATCAGATCCACCAACTGTGAATCTTTGGAATTGAAGGCTTACAGTTGTTGCCTGTGCTTCAAATGTTTCTGCAATACTGCCAATGTCACTGATGTAGGATCTTGGCGTGAATGTTTGACTGCCACCCGATGTGGTAGTTGATACTGCCACACTGTATGATCCAGTGGTATAGAAAAAACTTTGACCTGTGAGATATATCTCTACCAGTTCCTCGATGCGATATGAGTTCTGTTGTAGATTGGTAATTTGGTTAGCAGATAAACCACGACTCACGACAGTACCTCAATGAACTCAATTGAGAAACTCGAAAATAGATCTGTGTTGATACCGAACTCTTGATTGTCTGTGGCATACCGAACAGTCATTGAAAGACTGGTTGTGGTTATGCCAGTGTTGTTTGGAACTGCGGCTCTTAACGGTGGTTTAAAATTTACCGAGGTAGAAGTTGCATCAGCAGTGGCTTGATAGACCTTGTCATGATTGGCAAATTTAAACAGATCACCTGCTTTGAAATATGGACTTGATCCACTGCCTACATTTAATCCAACTGAACTTTGGCCAATGCTGTTGGCTCCGGTAGCACCCATACTACTGCCATTACCTGTGATGGTTCCAAGGTATGCGGGCAGTTGAAATGTAAATGAATTGAGTGGTCCTGACTCACCAGCCATGTGTCCCATGATCTGTCGGACCTGTGCTTGTGTTAGATTGCTAAACTCAGCAGTGATTCGATAGTATTGACCAGTGCCTGATGCTCTCTGTTCAATGCCATTCAAGGTGTTGGCAATGCGTGTGGGATTAACACTGACCAATGAAACACTACTTGGGGTGATACTTGGAAATGCTGCCATTATGCGAAACTCCTACCTTGTCGAACTGCATTGGAAACTATGTTGCTAATCAACTGTTGTTTTTCAATCAACATGGTGTCAAAGTCTTTGGCATCCATGGCGTTTACTGTGAACGAAATATTTACTGGAGCACTGCCACCGCCACTTGCGGTAACACCTAATGATCCATCTTGACCACGGCTTAGAGGCATCACTGCTTCTGGACCTGCTTCGCCCATGAGTCCCATACCATTGGCCATTGGAAACAAAGTTGGCCTATTCACTATGCCACCATTGGCATATTTCTTAACTACTTTGCCTCCATTGAATGCTCCACCTTTGGCAAAGAAGAAATCAAATATATCACTGAGTCCACCTGTGATGTAACTTAGACCTACATCAACTACTGTATCTAGAATACTACCGCCACCGCCACCGCCACCGCCACCGCCGGCATTGCTGACACTGAACAATGATGAAACTGCTGAGGCTGCACTGGACACGATGTCTCCAAGGAGACTAAGAACATTGTCATTTAAGAAACTACCAATGCTGCTGAAGATGCTGGTAATGCCGCCACCGAGTCCACTGAACACATTCAATATGGTGCTGCCTACGCCACTGAACAAGGTGCCTATGTAACTGGCAAATGATCCAAGTGTGCTTGTGCCTGTCTGACCAAAATCAAATATTGATTTGGTTGCTGCCGTGCCAAAGTCTCCTACACCTTTCTGTGCAGGACCACCTCCACCAAACACTGAACCAATCAAACCACCAAGTGTTGTTATCTGTGCACCGCCTGGATTGGTAAAGCCTGTGAGATACAGGATGCCTTGTGCAAACATATCTTTCAATATGGCCTTGGTGTCAATACCAAACAATTTTGACACTTCAGTCATCAAACCAAATTTCTCTTTGCTGATACCTAACATGTCTTGAAGTTTATCTCCCAGCATGCCATACATGGTTGAGTATTCACTGATGGTGCTCTTGGTGTAGTCATCACGGATCTTCTTGAGAATTGCATCCTCATCTTGTTTGTTCTTGATCAGGCCTGCGGATGCTGCCGCATTGAACTCCTGCATCTTGCGTAGGTATTCTTGTTCAGCAGTCATGTTGTTTTCACGACTGGCTTTGGCCATCTCATCAAACTTGGCACCATAGGTTTTTCTTGCACCAAGTATGGCTGCCTGCTTTTGTTCTTCACTGGTTATGATACCAATTCTTGCGGCATTCTCAATCTCAGCAACCTTGTTCAAATAATTCTGTGTGTCAGTGAGAATGTCTTCATTGCCCTTCTTGGCCAAGGCCACATATTCTTCGTTGTACTTCTTGGCAATGGCTGTGCGAACTGCGGCAGTGTCAACATCTTTGCTGATTCTATTTGCGGCAATGTCTGCTTCAAGTTGGCTGATCTCTTGTTGATATTTTTGTGTATTGGTCAGGTTGGCCAGATTCTGTTGTTGAATTAGGTCAGTGTATTTCTTGCTGTAATTGGCTCTCAGAGCATCGATGTATTTGAAATACTCTTCTTCTGTGAATCGTGAAATGGTAATTCTATCTTTGGTAGCCTGTGCAAAATCTTTTTCATATTTTTGGGTATCAGTAAGAGACTTGTCTTGATTTGATTTAATGAATGATATGTAATTTTTGTATCTGTCTTCAAGTTCTTGTGTGTCCTTAACAATTTGATCACGACGAGCAATCGATGCCTTGGCTTCGTTACGCATATTCTCAAGTTGACTTTCAGTGTAGGTTTTGCCAATCTTGCGACCTTCATCAACAGTCTTTTGTAGTGCCTTGTCGATCTCAATCATATCACGACGGTTGTCACTAAACAAGCCACCATACTTGATCTGATCCTTGATGCCATCAAGATATTTGCTGAATGCAGTTTCGGTCATCTTGGCAGCAAGACCATTTTCATTCATGGCCTTTTTCATTTCAGAAGTGACACCAGTGGCTTTCTTGGTTTCATTTGTTAGACCATTCGTGGTCTTTCCAAGGTTGTTAACTTCTTTGCCTGTGCTCTCCAATGACTTTTTATTTTTATCTAGTGCATCATCAAACTTCTTGCCAGCCTCTGTGTAGGCATCAAATGGGTTTTCAAACTTCAGCACTGCCTTGATTGCGGCACCAAATTGACCTAATGATTTAGTTACAGTATCAATCACTGTGCTACCAAGGTTCAATAACTGTTTGGCCAATGGACCAAGGAAGTCACTGAAGTAGACCACGGCAGCACCTGCGGCCAGGAATGCGGCTGCTATTGGAGCCAGATAGATGGCAAAGCCTGCCAACACAATACCAGCCACTTTGGCAATGGCCACAAGGTTATCAAGATTCTTGTTTATGAATTCTATGACCTTAACAAAGGTTTCACCAAAGCCCGTGCCATTCATAAACTCTCTAAACAGGGCTTGGAAGTTGTTGGTAAGTTCTGTTGTGGCCTGCCCCACGGTCTTGGTTGTCTTGCCAAATTCACTGTTGAGATCAGCAAGACCCTGTTCCAAAGCCAAGCCAATAATTTTAGCACTTAGGAATCCATCACTGGCCAAAGACTTCAATTGGGTTGTGGCAATGCCTGTTTGTTCACTTAAGAGTTTTAAGATACGAGGGTTGGCTTCAGCCATGGCACGGAATTCATCACCTTGCAATTTGCCTGACTGCATGGCCTGTGCAAACTGATAGGTAGATGATGCGGCTTCTGTGGCACTGGCACCTGAGATCACCAAGGTCTTGTTAAAGGCTTCAACAACCTTCATTAGATCTCTGCCCTGCAATCCGGCTGATTCTTGGTTCAGTGCAAGTTTAGAATAAAGGCTGGCAGTGGCATCAAGACTGCTTCGACTGTTATTGGCCACTGCCAACAGTTGACTGTAAGTCTTGTTGAGATCATCTGATGAGTTGGTCACCAACTTCAACTTGTTGTCTAAGGTCTGTATGCTGTCTGTTAGGTCATAGGTGGCCTTGAGTGTCTGCACACTAAAAGCAGCCAAAGCAGCCGCACCAAGCATCTTAAAGCCTTGTGCAACAGAACTTGTGCTGTTATCGAGGTTCTGTAAATTTCTGTTGATGTCACTGAAACCTGATTTGGTTTCATCTATCAACCTAACGACTATACTTGCGTCCATTTGCCTTCGCCCTTTGTTTTTCCTGTTCTTTTCTTTCTAACCTATAAAACGCCGCCCACATGGT